CTCATGACAAAAATCTGGGAAAAAGAAAGAAATCCTAGTATAGATTTCTTACAGCAGCTAAAAGATAAGAACGTAACTCATCCCGAGACGATTAGACGAGTACGTCAAAAGATTCAGGAATGTCACCCTGAACTACGTGGAAACAAATATGAAGCTCGACAGAAGCACAAAAAAATGTACGAGCAATTGAGTTTTTTAGAACAATTAGCTATATAGGTGAAATATGCCTCTCAATGCGAAGCAAAAAGCAGCAACAAAACATGCGGACAAATTAGGTGCTGGGGCAAAAAAAAGAAAATCATTGCCAGCGAAAGAGAAAGTAGGTGTTGTGATGCATGAATTTAAACAGGGTACTTTACATTCTAGATCAGGTGCTAAAGTAAAAAATCCTAAGCAAGCAGTGGCAATTGCTCTAAGCGAAGCAAGAAAATCAGGAGCAAAAATTCCTAAAAAGAAATGAGTCTCATAAAGTATTTAGATAATTTTCTTAATAATGTTTTGCCTAATCTCACTGAAGAAGAGGCTAACTTTATTCTAGATATCTTGGAATGGGATAATGAACAAAAAGTAGCCTTTAAAATGGCTAAAAAGATATTTGAGGAAAATATGGACAAAGAATTGCGTAAAGAAAAAAAATCAATCAACAAGACTATCAATCAAGTCATTAAGAATGATAAGAAAATCGATAAAAAAATGGACATGAAATGTGCGATGGGAAAAAAGAAAAAATGAAGCTCATTCTGATAGTTTTATTGGCTCTCGCTATTGGGTGTACGATTTCGGTTACTACTGTGAATTCCCACGGTACAGCTTCCGACGTTGTAGACGAAAATCAAAAGGCTGAAGCAGATATTTCTCCTACAGTCAGCATGCCAGCATTGACGAAAAAACCGGGGTCTCAGGACACTGGTTTATTCTTTGCCCTGCTTGATGATATCGAGTAATTCAGAGAGTATGAACTCTTTCATTTTTTGATCTTCTTTTACGTTTTCATACAAGGATCTTAACAATGTTAAGACCGTGGATAGAACGGTCACAACATTATGTTCTGAAAATTTTTTAAATATTTCATCGCATAGGACATAAGACTGTGCATGAGATTTTAATAATTCTTTAAGTAAATCTTTTTTTTCATTCATATTTCCTCTAAAGTCTGGCTATATATTTATAAAGTGTATGCCGACAGATCCCTAGCTCTGCGGCTATTTCCCGGCGGGGTCTACGTGTTTTGATCTCTTCCCGTATCCAATCCATTTGCTCGGGTTTAAGGCATTTCTTGCGACCTGCATAGCGTCCTAACTTCTTAGCCTTTTCAATGCCCTCTTGTTGTCTTTCCCGGATGATTCCATATTCGAATTCAGCTACTGCTCCGAAGATTTGAAGCAATAGCCTAGACATATGACAATCACTCCCATTGAAAGTCAGATTCTCTTTGATAAAGATCATCTGTGCACCTTTTGAGATAACGGTGTCTATGATCTTCATGAGGTCTTGCAAGTTCCTTGCAATCCTATCGATTGAATGTACATATACAATATCCTCATCTCTAATGTAATCGATCATTTGTTTGAGTAGAGGACGGTTATAGTTTGAACCGCTGGCATATTCGATATATACCCTATCTAATTCCATATTTTCTAGTTGCCTATCTGGATTTTGATCAGGAGTGGAAACTCTTTTATATCCAATCTTTTTACCCGGCATTTTTATTCCTGTGGTAGATTAGGTATAGGAATGTAGTGAGTGGTATGAAATGGCAATGGATCAAACATTTTACTCATTCCAACCGTATAAATATCAAATTCTTTTAAATATGCATTAAAATATGCTACGTAGAAGTTAAACGGTCTATTTTCATTCACCACAAGACAAAGAACGTCATATTCAGGAAGTCCATCAGAAATTTGATTCCACTTCATTTTTATTTGCCAAGCTCCGATTCGGGAATAAATGTAAAAATTTTTTTCTCATTCTTTTCCGATGTTGCCAATTCTGATGGCATGATCTGTTTCATTATCAAAACAGTTTTTAATACAGCCATATCTTTTTCCAGCTCATTGAATTTTCCATTCATCCATAAAACAGATGTTGCAAAAGCACCTAAAATAATTACTGTATCCATGTGTTTTTTAAACCAATCCATATGACCTCCTAATGTGGTTAGCATATATGATAGACATAGCTGTACATATTGTCAATTTAAATAACAGGTAATTTATTTACAATATATATAAATATTTATATTGTCACACATAGGGAGTACCCGATTTTGACATAAACTATTTATTTTATTCGTCATTTATTCGCTCGATAACTGAAATTGTCAAACAATTTTTACATCTGGGAACTAATTTTTTTGGAATTTCAACACCAAAAACAGTTCCCATATTCAAATGATAAACTTCAAATTTATCTTTATTGATTTCGTATGTAAATCCACACTTACAAGGTATTTCTTTATATTCGTGCATATTTTTCCTTATTTCATAATAGTCGTTTGATTTTACCATATGCCTAACATCAGGAAAGTGGTATATTTATTTTTATGGACATTGACATCTTAGCCATTCACATCATAATACTTATTTTACATGGCATTGCAGTCATAATATTTATTTTAAATGACTGAAATGTCAAAACATACTAAAATATGTCAAATTAGTAGATGAGGTAAAATGATTCGACCTATAGGAAAACGAGTATTGCTTCGCAGATTGGAAGAGGAAGATGTTAAAGGTGGAATTATCATTCCTGACGCCGCCAAGAAAAAGCAAGATAGATTAGAAGTAGTAGACATAGGTGACATGGATGATTGTCCTGTGATAGCGGAAGATATTGTTCTGATCAATCCTTATGCAGGGCAGGAAATCACATTTGATGATAACGTGTATATCATAGCTAAGTATGAAGATATCATGGCTGTGATTTATCCAAAATTTGCCAGCTCATAACTGGCTAGCGGTCACTGCGAGAGTGTGCCAGGTAGCAGGTTGATCACTGCGAATGGGACAGGTTCTGCTCGGGTTATCCTGGACTAAATGAACCCGAGACGTATTAATCAACATTTGATGGGAAAGGCAATGACTTGCAATCATAAACCGATATTTCATCGTGTATTGAAGCCCTCCGTTCTATTTTTGGCATTGCGTATATCTACCATATTTCCTTCTTTTACTTGCTTAATTCTAGCTTCGCTTTGCTCTTTTATCTCCTTGATTCTATTCTGACATTTTTCACATTTGCAACGGTCTAATAATCTAATATATAATATTTCCTGAGGAGATAAACGTCTCATTTTTTTATGGATTGTTTAAAATTTTTTCCAATCTTGATGTTGCTTATGTTCAATTCTTAGATTTTCATCATAGAGGTAAATTCCTAGAGGAAATATCCTGTTTTATTCAGATGTTGATATTCTTTGCATTCAGTTCATACACAATGGTAAATCTGGCAATGGCATCCAGTGTGTTGGTTTCCATTGAAAATATTCTTCTCCTCCTGCTTCTGTATAATGCTCCGTAGATAGGGCATAGTTTTTCTCGAAATGTACAACGTAAATCTTTGCTAAAGGTTCTTGCGAAGGATCAAAACATAAAAAAGGTGTACCATCTCTAGGAGGAAGTTTGTCTTTAATGTTAATCCATTTCCATTCAATTTTTATCTCAGAATCAGGATTAGGAGAAAAAGTAATTTTGTCGTTCATTTTATTCATTAATTTTAATTCTTTTTACGTAACATTTCATATTTTTTTTCACTTGAACTTCCATCCCAGCTATTTCCTTTTTTAAAAAGAAGGTGTTTAAAGTATTCAAATTCAAAATCGTGAATATGCCAGCTATATGTTCCTTCAGGAAATTGAATAAAAACTATATTTCTCCAATCATCTTCCCAATTTGTATCTTCGGAAGGGTGCCTCTCTAGCCAAGAAGGAAATATTTTACTAAGATATAAAATTAATTGATTTCTTTCCCAATATGCTAAATCTTTTCCTGTTAGTCGAACAACATTTTCAGTCATTTGATTCCTTTCCAAGCACGGTTTTCAAAAACATCCACCAAAACCCTCGGCCTTTCTCGATTAGTTTCAACAAGGAAAAGCTTGTATGTTCCTTGCCAATTCAATATTTCGACACATTCCCGGGCGTCTTGGATAGTTTTTGCACAGAAAGTGAAAGGGGTATTGTCCTTTTCAGGATCCACTAATTCGAAGTCTTGATAGGCTAAACGCATTTGTTTGTATTCAGCCAGTGTCATGCGCACAGTGCTGTTGTGAGTATCAAGAGCTGATGGGATTCTTGAAGGGATCATTCTTGCTCATGCTCCTTGATTAATTGGATCAATCCAGCTCTCACTTCCGGACTGATAATGCCTTTTTGATCAAGATATTCATTTATTTTTTCCTCAAGTGATTTTTCTTCAGGAATAGGAGCTAATGGATGAGTCAATTCCCATTTTTTAGTGAAGTGATTATATGTAGGAGGCGAGCCTTTCTCGGGAATCATTTTTCCTCAATCGTTATTTCTGTCCATAGCTATGACCAAAAGTATACCAAGGATGAACCCTAGGCACATATAAATGATGTTGGTATATTCGTATGTCATAGATTGTTTGATATCTTCAGATATCAGGAGTTATACCTAAAATTGGGTATAACTATGTATATCTAGGTATAAGTTTCCCTTTCTTAATCATTCAGCATCCATTCGATAAACGTGATCGATGCCCAGAACCAAATGATAGAAAAAGGTAAAAGCAAAATCAAAATAAAATATTTCATTTTTAAATCCTTGCCACGCCTTGCCAATCCACGCCTCGACAAAGCAGTCCATACCATGCCATGCCAAGAATAGAAACTTTATGAGAATTCTACATCAACAACTTCGAATCGTCCGTATCCAATGGATCTGCCATCACCAATCCCTGAAAATTTTCCAGCGGCTTCTAATGCTTTGCGAATATCATCCTTAGACAATACGGTATCATCGAATTCTAACTCTACTTGAGTTTGCCACCCAGCCTTTACACCTAGTCTGTAACGGACATTTTTCCCTTTAGTAGCTGGGTTTTTAACTCCACGTACATCTAAAAAGATACTCTTAGTAGGATCTCGGGGCATATCAGATGTCTCTAGTTTATCAATTAAGTCGGGGAGTTCGATGTTCAGGTATGTGCGTTCAGAAAGTATTGACATACAACCCGCAAGCTTGTTTGAGATAGTTCCTCGACCCTGTTTTACATATTTTCCACCATCTTTAATGCAAGAAAGCCAATAGTCATGAGGAAAGAAAAGGCGTTTACCATCTACGTGTACGGTCGTTTTCCATTCCTCTGGATCGTTTCCAGTAGTTCCTGACTTCGTTTTTGTTTTATTGCTTAGAACCTCAATGTTGAATTTGTGATATAGAAGAGGTTTTGTTCCTATTGCTGTAAAGACTACTTTTTTCATTTATTTTCCTTTGTTAAAAAATCCATGCCACACCATAGCTTGCCGGGCTCCGCCATTACCTGTGCTACCACGCCGTTCCACGATTCAATGACGGTAATATTACCCATAAAAACCTTGCCAAGCCATTCTATGTCCAGGCTTGCCTTACCTTGGCGATCCACTCCGATCCATTAAGGGCATATCGCCCATAAAAACCTTGCCTTGAGAGACCGTGATGGACCCCGCCGTGCCGGACCCCTCCATGAATAAAGGGATTACTCCCATATAAACCAAACCAAGCTATACCTAAGTCTGCCATGCCTGACCGTTCCCATCCTCAAAAAAAATATCTAGTCAGATCACATAAACCAAGCCCTAACAATCCACGCCTTACCTTAGCATTCCTAAACGCTCCTTGCCGTAGATATTGTCAATAAATATGACTTATGTCATAATAGGACAAAAGGTACATTTATGCAAGCTATACAATTATCATTTGACATAATCGAAGACGATCCGTATCAACAACAATTGGATGCAATGCATGATTCCATGGGAAAAATGCGACGCTCTTTATTTGCCCAAATTGGGGAATTAAAAAAACAATATTACAACCTTAAAACAGAAAACGAGGATCTCCGTGAGCAAGTCAAATATCTATCAAACCAAAAAACAAATTGGCAATATGGACAAGACGGCAATCTCTTTGATGTGCCAGAAATTGAGAGAGCAGTGTATTGATGTCAATCGGATGGTCATAGAAGATCCAGATAGTGCCATCGATTTCATTCATGGTCAATATCGCATCGCTCTATCTCAACTATCTCAATCCTGATTGCCTGTTTTTGGCCCTTTTCTTGACCATAGTACCACTTTATTCTCTTGTCCGAATCTGCACGCCCTTTAAGCATTTTGATGCGTCCTGATCGATCTCTGTAAGCTTTCGGTTTAACTTGTAATATTAGTTCTGACAGCTCATCCCGAATCCATTTGAATGCCATATGCAGATTATCATCATCCAGTTCCCTTGGAGCTATCCTGGTGAATCTTACCTCGGCCGGAACCTTCGGAAAGCAGGGGAGGCTCCTGAACCAAGAACGAATCACAGCTTGTTGCGCCCTGTGGCGCTTTGCCTTCACAGTAAAGTGTTCTGTGCAATTGGCTTCACTGACTGTCGGGATCAAAAGAATCACATCAAATTTCATTTAATTCACTTTGTCTTTTATCAATCCAATTAAGTTCAATGATTGTGTTCTTTTTATTTTTTAATCTTGAAATAAATCTTTCTTCATAAACAGATTTCATCTGATCTAAAAACAGATTAGATGTTACAATGGTGGGATATTCTGAAATAGATCGTTGATCAATGAAATTAAATAAACACTCTTTTTGAAAGTCTGTAGATACAGAGGAATGGAGATCGTCCATGAAGAGAAAAGGCGTCTCGCATAATCTTTTGATCTCGTATTCGTAATCCCAGTTCTTTTCAATAGTTTTTCTCATCTGGGAATAGAAATCTTTTTCATGGAAGTACCTAAATGTCTGTCTTTTATCTATTAATTCGTGAATCAATGCAGCAATTAGATAAGACTTTCCACATCCTGGATTTCCTAAGAACACTAACATATTTCTTTTGCCTTTCCACCAAGAAAATATTTTTTCTATTACTTCTTGAGGCAACTGCAATTTAGATAGATGAGCATTTGCATAATCTCCTAATTCCCAAAAATTTGAATCTGCATTGTATCTCATATTCTGATCTCTTTAAAAGGATTTTTACCTATCGGTGCATTACTTTTTCCTACTGAAGTAGGGGAGTAGTGAGTTTTTTTTATTTTTTTATCATCTAATTTATCAATATTTTCAATTTCTTTGCATATTATGTCAATAAGTTTTATGACATTTCCTATCGGTTCATCTTTATTCTGTATTCTTATTATTGCTTTTTTTATAGTAGAGGTCTGGTATCCAGATTTTAGAAATGAAGAAAAGATATCACTTTCCGAGATGAACATTTTCCTTCCTCCAGGAGAAATATAATTTATACCTAACTTCTCAACATCTTCCCTTTCCTCAGCAGCAGGGGGGGCAGGGGGCTTTGCCCCCTCTTGCTGCTGCTGTATTACATCTTTATGTAATAAAGATGTTGATACAGCTTCAGTACTTAGTTTTTCTTCAGTACTTAGTAGGGGGTGATTTTCCGTTGTCGACTTTTCCGTAAACGTATTTCCCGTTTGCGGCACTAATTTTTTTAATTCTTGGGGGGTTTCATAGAAACTCCATTCTGCATGATCATATTTTCCATTAATGTCTTTACATTGTTCTCTATGTAGATAACCATATTCTTCTAATTCTTTCAGTCCCGATCGAACTGATTCTCGTCCATCAGTTGATTGATTCATTAGATCTGACATGTGAAAAATCCAATCATCTGGACGATAAAAGGCATAAAGCCAAATACCTTTTGCTTTCCAAGAAAGACGGTTGTCGGTGCAAATAAAATTATTTATAACCGTGTAATTTTTTTGATGTTTAACTCTGAAGACTGTCATAAGAATACCTCCTAAAGTTTTTACTTTCGGGTAAACCTGCGACTGCGTGAAATTTTGTATCGTTTTACTTGATAAAAATTCAGACTTTGACTACTCTAAGACCAAGAAATGCTAGCCGCTTTTTCTTGGTTTTGGTCTTTTGAGTAGTCAAAATCATTGGTAATGGCCCCGATTACAAGTCGGGGCTATTTCCTTATTTCACACTGTCTGGTTTGCCTTCAGTAGGTTGTTTTCCCATCCGGATGAATCCGTAAATGGATAATAGTAAATAGGCAAAGAATAGCACACACTGTGCATACTCGCCAGACAAAAAGTTTTTATTGGTAAGATAAGTGTTCGTAATGATCCAGATAAAGAATCCCAGACGCATTCCTTGGGCGTTGTATGCCGCTCCTAATAGTGCTAAAGCAACTATTAAATAGTCTGAGTAATCTAAAAGGCTCATATATCCTCCGCAAAAACTTGGCTAGTGGTCAGTTCGATGATTTTCTTGGGATGCTTAGAAAGTAGATCCTTAAGAATTTCATCAACGGACATGATAAAGTGTAAGTCTGTATCCCTTACACCATCACTGTGCGGCGTATGATTTGTATCAGGCCGCACATGAAATATTTGATCGTAAGTATTCAACCAATTTAAAGCAAATTTTTCCAATTCTTCTAATCGATACAACCCATTATATGCAGCGTACGCAAACGTGTCGAAGGGAGTGCGGTCCGATATTAAAACTGAAAAACCTCTTTGTGCAGCCTCTAATTCTTTTGATATCTGGTTACAACATGCCCATATGCATGTTTCAATGGACATATCGTTATTGATTGGAAAAGGGGAAAAGCGCACACGTTCTTGAATGACATGTACGCTTTGTCCACCTTTCTTTTCTTTTAACGCAAGCTTATAGGCTAATGTACTTTTACCGACGCTATGCGTCCCGGTTACAGCCAATTTCCGTTGAACCACAATTGATCTCCTCTTTTAGTGCGAGTAGATTCGACATTTCTTCTGCCAGGGTAGATATGTGTTTTGATATACTTATCAGTCTGGTTTGCAATAATTTCATTTCTTCCTGTTTCTTAGAAATGTGATCATTGAGAAATTTTAATATTACTCCCTTATCAAATAGATGGCCATCCATGTTTTCTCCAATTTTTTTGATTGATAAAAAATATATGTGATAGATACATTGGGTGTGTAGTCAAGTTTTTATTGAAAGTCTCCTTTTTTGAGGGGAGCGGATTTATCCAATCCCCTTTTTTCACGATATCTTCCAATACATTGTTGCAGGTTTTCTGTACTTCTCTAGATCTACATTTTTAAGTTCTGGTATTGACGCATAATCTACATTTCCCTGTCTTTCAACTTGAGAGCATTTTACTCCAAAACCTTCGCAAGATTCTTCTTTGCATGCTTCGATAAGCTCTGCTCTAGCTTGTTCTTCCAACTCCTTAGCGAATTTTAAATCGTTGTTTGCTCTCTCCCAAAAAGCAACAGCAAACATGAAATCGGAATCTTTTCTTTCAGTGATATCTTTGTAAGTGCGTTTGGGAGGGATTTTTTCCCTAACGAAATAGAGAAATTCCAGCTCTTTTTCCCACATTACTCTGCAAAATTCCTGATCTTTTTTGACATGTACAATTTCAAGCGTTTTTTCATCATATGACAAATATGTGAGCATTTCTAGCCCCATAATCAACATTTGATGCTGTACTTGAGGCCAATAATGGTCGGGAATCAACCCTTTTTTTGCTAGATTATGGTCGTCTTTATTGGGACATTTGATTTCTATGATTTCTCGGTTGTCAGGAGAATAGCCATCCAACGATGCCATCTGCCATTGATTGCTCACGACAATAGGTTGATAGCTATATCCTGTTTTCTGTGAATAAAGATCTCTAACAATAGGTTCTAAGCGTATTCCTCGCTTTGCTGCTTCGCTTGGTTCTTCAGGTGGTGTGTCGCTAGTTTTGTATTTCCATAGCTGAAGAGGGGTCTTCCATTTGGAAACCCCCATGATCACACTTGCGTCTGTAGCCGTGATTTTTGTTTTTCGCAGCTTGTGCCATTCGTCGGATCCTTGCTCGACATAGATGATCTGATAATCCATTCTATTTTTCCTTTAAGATATTCGTTTTCTTCACTGATTCTGATGATTTCGTTTGCCAAGATCCCAGCAAGCATCCCTGCTGGGTCTTTTGACATTTCAAGCCATTCGCCGGCCTTTGCGATAAATGAATCAATTACGTCCTTACGAGTCTGCATTTTCTGACGCCTCAAGGGTTCGTTTGATGAAGTCGAATTCATTATATGGAATGTCCTTAATGGATTTTATGTTATATTTTGACAATAAAAATTTTCTAAATCTTTCGGTGAAATCTACATTTTTCTTCGATAAAAATTCATTAATGAATCTGATTTGCTCTTGATCGATAGTGGGTACAGAAGATTCTTTCTTTGCTGCATCCATGGCTGCGTTGCCATCATCGTCATCATCAGCTACGATTCCGAGCATAGCAGAAATCCCATATCTTTTGAGATAAGTTAACTCAGAGCCTAAGGCTTGGCATGTTGGATTCTTCATTTGTAAAGGAAGGAAACTTTTGATGAACTGTCCGCTGACATGCGCTAGCATTGTGACTAAATAATAAGCACTATCGCTTTGCTCGACGAATTGCATAACGCTTAGTCCATTCTCTGAAAGGGGGAGTCGACAGGCTTCCATGCATGATGCAAGATCTGCATACTTGGATTTGAAATGAGGATTGGTCTTATTGAAAATTGCCGGTCTCATCTTGCCTTGTGCTTTTGATAGAGCTGCAACTAGTTCGCTGATGTTTTCTGATTGATTCATGTGATACCTCAAATTAGATTTTTCAATTGTTTTAAATATTCATCGGCGATACCATACAGCTCGTCCGACACTCTAGTCTGGTTATTGGCAGAGGGAGTCAACCCCTCTGCTACTTTATCCTCGATATCAAAAAGAAGTTCTTCAATGTGATGGATGATTTGATTAGCTTGGCTTATCTTATCATGCATCTTGTGAATTTCCATTCGATAAATGTATAATTTTTGTCTCACTTCTAAAGTTGTCATAGATCTCCTAAAACGGCATTGTTTCGTTAACGTTATCGGACATCTTGATGACTGATCCTTTCATACATGTGCGTACGAAGTCGTGAATTGCATCCAACAGTGTCTTTTGATCGAAATTAGAGTCCATGACTCCGGATTTCGTATAGTGCTTTTTGTCACCTTTTGTCACACCGAAGCTCAAAGGAGCAAAGAAATCTCCGCCGTCTTGAGTTTTGATGTGCTTATAGTGAATAATCATCTTTCCGTTATATCTAAGTGTGACAACACCGACCATTGGTTGATCATTTGGTGTCTGTTCATATGCTAAAAATTCGAAATCTTTCATGTTTATCTCTCATAAAATTTTGAAAATATTTTCACAAATCCGTCTCTTATAATTTCGTTCTTTTCTTCCTCCCTTTTTGCGTTATCTCTAATGGCCTCTGTTAAAGTATCGATAAATTTATCATGTTCCTCTAAAACATCAACCATCGATAAGACAGCTTTTTTTAATTTCTCTCCTTGATTGTTGATATCATTTTCGAGACATAAACCCATTTTTATTTGGAGTTCCTGAATAACATCTTGTTTGACATCTATATGTTTAAAATTGTTTTGATTATAGGTTCCTAACATATAAATGGTGTAGAAGTTAAAAGCGCCAAAAACCAATGACACTATATTATATTTTATAAATTTCAACATTTTCATCTCTCTTTTCGTTTTAGGTTCGTCACCCTCAATCGGTGATATGTCATAAATATAACCTTGTTCATATTTTTGTACAAGTGAAAATGTGAACAACGTCATAATTATTACCTTGATCTTAAATATGCCCTTTGGTATATGCTGAAGCAAACCATAAAGGATGGCATTATGAATCTAAAGGCGTTTTTGTGTATGAAAGGGATCACCATAAAAGATTTCGCCAAACAAATTGGATATAATCCACGTTACCTTTCAAGACTAGCTAACCTTGAACTTCACCCAGGAAAAGGACTTCGAGAACACATTGACGAAATGTTTCATGGTCAAGTCTCTTTCAAAGAAAAGCCCAAAAAGGAAAAATAAAATGCATGAGATCTGTAAATGTACGAATGCATTGTGTCCTTTATCCATGAAATGCTATCGATATACTTGCTATCCTAGCAGCATGTTTCAATCTTATACCCAATTCGAATATAAAAATGGGTGTGACTACTTCATACCTAATCCCAAGAAACCAGAAGAAAGGACTCAGAGTGATGTTTGGATCGAGTGACGAAGAAATTCAAGAAATCAGAAATCTTCAGAGAGAATATAATATCAGAAAATACAGAATTTTAGAAAAATTGGAAAAAATAAATGATAAACTGGAAGCTCGAAGTCAGAAAAATATCAAGCCTGCGGGACTACTACAAGAATCCAAGGACTCTCACTAAAGATCAGGAATTCCATCTCTCGACCTCTATCAAGAAATTTGGATTGATAGATAAACCGATCATCAATACCGATGGGACGTTGATAGGTGGACATCAGCGTAAGCGAGTTCTGAAGAAATTAGGTCTCAAAGAAGTCGAATGTTATGTTCCTGATCGTAAACTTACAGAGAAGGAAATAGAAGAACTTAACATTCGCCTGAACAAAAACACAGGTGATTTCGACTTCGATATCCTAGCTAATCAATTTGAGATCCATGACCTTGTCGAATGGGGGTTTGCTTTAAATGAACTAGATGTATCTGTAGAGGCCGAGAAGCCTGCTTCTCAAGAAGCTGAGGAAGAGCTTAATATCTGTCCCACTTGTGGACAAAAGACAAGCAAAGATCTAGACGAGTTGACACAAGACTCTGATTCATGATAAACAATTGATTATAAACACAAAAAAGTGAAGTAATCTTATGGGAACGCCTGGTGTGCCTTGGAATCCTTCAAAAGATATTATAGTTAACATATTAAAAGAATGTAAGGGCGTAATATCTAAAGCAGCAAAGAAATTCGAAGTGGCCCCTTTAACTTTGTATAGAAAAATTAATGCAGATCCAGAATTAGTTCAATTATTAAAAGACTTAAGAGAAGACTACGAAACCGTCATGCTCGACATGGCTGAAAACTGCGTTAGCTATGCTATGAGCAATATGACCCTCAAGCCTGATCAAGCCCTTAAAGCGTCCTTCTTTGTATTGAATTCAAAAGGGAAAACCCGTGGTTGGAATAACACCTTCTACGACAACCAACAATATTCACCAGCCCTTGAGGCTGAAAACTACAAGATGGAAAATCTTGGATTGAAAGAGCTCGTAGAAAAGCAGAAAAAAGAATTGGATGACCTTCGTAACAAGTCCTAAACAGAATCTTTCTTATGTAGAAGCCACCCATCGTTTCAATATTTGGTGTGGTGCTGTGCGTTCCGGAAAGACTTTTTCAAGTATTCGTAAATTCATTGATAGACTTAAGAATGGCGTACCTGGCGATGCCATGATCATTGGTGTTAATCGTGGAACTATTCATAGAAACGTTCTTACGCACCTCTATAAGACACTCGGATTCCCTTGTCCTTCTCCAATGACGAACAAAACCACGTTATTTGGTCGAGATGTCTATTTCGTTGGTGCACCTGACATATCAGCAGTAACCACAATTCAAGGTTCCACACTTGCTTATGCCTATGTAGACGAAGCTGCCTGCCTTCCTGAACCATTTTGGAAGATGTTAGAGACTCGTTTATCAGTTCCAGGCGCACAATTATTTGCTACTTGTAACCCAGAAGGGCCTTCACACTGGCTTAAAAAGGATTACATCGATCGTAAAGGCGTTCATGATCTGATCTGTTGGAACTTTACTCTCGATGATAACCCAATTCTTGATGAAAAATATAAAAATGCCATCAAAACATCATTTACAGGCATGTTCTACAAGAGATATGTGCTTGGCGAATGGGCAATGGCAACTGGAGCTATCTTTGATTCCTATGATGAGACCAACACCTTCACCAAAACTTATCCTGCCCCTCTTTATTATGTGGCTGGTGTTGATTACGGTACGGTTAATCCTACGTGTTGTGTTATAGCTGCCTGTAATCCTAAAGTGTGGCCTCAGATACGTATAGAAAAGGAATATTACTTTGATTCTGCTAAGGTCGGAAGGCAGAAGAAAGATTCTGAGCTTGCATTAGACATTAAGAATTTCCTATCTACTACACCAATTAACGCCCTATATGTTGACCCGGCAGCGGCTTCACTTAAGCTTGAGCTTCGTTCTCATGATCTTCCTGTAGTTGATGCCAATAATGACGTACTTTTTGGTATCAAACTCATGTCAAATATGATTCACAACAAAACTCTAATAGTGCATAAATCTTGTACGAATTTGATAGATCAAATCCAATCTTACGCTTGGTGCCCTAAAGCTCAGGCAAGAGGAGAGGACGAACCTATCAAATCAAATGATCACGCAGTCGATGCTTGCAGATATATGCTGGCAACGGCATTTAAACATGGTTTGGATAATCCCGACATGCATAAATCGTTTGATGAAATCAGGAGAGATGTTTATGGGGAACAGGGTTGGGGATTCATTGGAGAGTCAACAGGTAATTACTTCTGACATCAAAAACAATCTTAAATCTAAGATCATTTGTATGATTGTGTCTTCTGTAGAAGACCCTGATTATTTTGGTCGATTCGAAAAAACTATGCTTGACCGTGAGGTAGATTTTCTATTGGAAGTTTTTCTTCCAATAGAACGATAACTTTTCACTTCGATCATTCCCTCTATTCTGATATAAAAAAAATATAGATTATGGAGGATCATGGGCGGAAGTTACGAAAGAGGGGGATTTAGTTTAGGCTATATCGACCCTACAGATGCGCAGGCGAAAGATCTCAAACAGATGAAAGATTGGTTTTACAATGCCAATTATACCGGTGCATCGGCCGTGTGGATGCAAGGGGCCATCGATAAGAGGTTCAAAGTCGGGGACTCTACACTTTATTCCTCGGCCTATGGGCAAAACTTTCAGCAATATCAACGATTCTTTTTCAATCTGATCCGTCGACATGGCAACATGATTAGTGGTTTTCAGCGCAAGAACCGCAAAAGTACAATCACAGTTCCCAATCAAGCCGATACAGATGTTTTAGCTGATGATTATAATAAGATAATCCGTTGGTGTGAGGATAGGGATTCATTTCAAGAATACTTTTCAGAAAGCTTTGAAAACAGCTGTGATGTAGGTATCAATTGGTTGTGGATGTATATGGATTATACCAATGATCCTATCTCTGGTGATATCTTCAGTGACAATGTAGCGTTCAATAACGTCCTATGGGATCAGAATTTTCGTAAAATGGATCTAACTGATTGCAATGGTATCTGGCGCCGTCGTTGGGTCTCTAAGAATGCTGCTATGCGTTTGCTTCCCGGATACGAGTCTGAAATCAAGAAGATGCGTCCATCAGGTGCAAAAGACGGTCGTTTCCCGCTACAGGCAGAGTTACAGAACGTTCAGCTATCTAATCTATTCACATACGATGAATTCTATTATCGTTCAACTAGAACGGCTACTGTTGTGGTAGATCCTTATTCTGGCGAAGCTGCCGAATGGGAAGAGGAAGATGATCAATCTGAAGATATGCTCAAAATGGTGATGCAACAGCAGCCATGGTTGAAAGTAATCAAGAAAGAGATCCCGACAGTTAAACTTTGTCTTTCGATAGGTGATCGTGAAGTCTATCATGGCCCCAATCTGTTAAGTACTTCAAAAAAGTTCGTTGATTCATTCCCATGTGTCCCTCATCTTTGTTACCACGAACCCGATATTCTTTCTTATAGTGGTAGAATAATGGGTTATATAAGAAATATTAGAGATGCTCAATTCCTATACAATATGAGAAAGGTAATTGAGCTTCAGATACTTCAGTCGCAGGTTAATGCTGGCTGGGTTTACCCGGTGGATGCTGTAGTTGATCCTAAAGCATTCAGACAGGCTTCAGGAGGGGATGCGTTTTTAATTCCTCTGAAATCTGGAAGATCTGCTAATGAAATTCAACGTATTGAGCCTGTAGCTATACCTCCTTCGCTGATTGAGCTATCCAAGATATTGGCGGATGATATAACTAAAATCACAGGTGTCAATGAAGAGCTGCTTGGTATGGCAGAGGATGACAAGTCCGGCATTTTGTCTATGCTTAGACAATCTGCTGGTCTTGTTACGCTTCAGAACATATTTGACAGGTCAGATCTTACCCAACGTCTCTATGGTAAGCTTCGTTTGGATACTATCAGAGCGAACTTTTCAAAAGGAAAGCTGCGCAATATTCTTGGGCATGATCCTGATCCTCGGTTTTTCCTTAACTTTTCTCAAAAGTTTGGTGTGGCACTTGAAGAGGGTAATTACTCTACAACTCAACGTCAGATGGAATTGAAACAACTGATTGATATGAAAGCGTTAGGTATGAATATCCCAGATACTGCGATCATGAGGGCCGCTTTTATCACTAATAAGAAAGAAATCATCGCTGAGATGCAGCAAGCCAACCAGCAGCAAGCTCAACAGCAACAGATGCAAATGCAGCAACAAATGCAGATAGATCAATCCAAGATGCAGCTTGAATATGCTCAATCAAAATCCCAACTGGCAAAAGAAAAAGAGTTAATGGCATCAGCTCGTGAAAAACTTTCACAGATAGATGAAAACCATGCGAAAGCTGAACATCAACGCATCCAATCTGATTTAGATCTGATAAAATCTCAGATTGACCTTGAAAATTTAGACATCCAAAATATAAAAAATAACTTGGAAGTCGTGGAATTGGTTAAACGTTTAACAACAAGGCCTGAAATGGCAGAACAAGGGGTTTAAAATGAAAAGAACAGGTGGTGGCGAAGGCTACTCAGTGATGAAGAAAGATCACTTTGAAAAGAATCTGGGTCAGATCAATGTTGCAGACACAAAGTATGCAAAATCTGATGTAAACAATGAGCCAGAACTTAAAGAATCGGTGAACAAATTGACAAGCTATGTCAAAAGCCATCGCATGAAATACTAATTTTATTCGGTCAGTAGGTTACGAAATGTAACCAACTGATCGGATGTAAGCTGTCTTACATTGGAGTAATATGAAAAAGCAATCTGATAAATCCCGTCTAGATGAACGTCTAGGCATGAAAGATGGAAAAGAGTCAAAGAAAAAACAGACCATGAAGGATCGTCGTCATGAGTCAAAGGGTATGAAAAAATGAAAAAAGATCATCGAAAAGAAGCCATGGAGGCTCATAATAAGAGATGGGAAAGAGACGTATCCGACTCTATATTTCCAAAAACCAGAAAAAACATCCAGTTGGACAATTGGATAGCCAAGGGGCCAAAAGAATGGCCGAGAGAACATATCAAGATCAACGAGACCGATTATTAATACAAGTCGGTCAGAGAAACCCTGACACGGCACAACCCTACATGTACTCCGAGATACCTACGGATTATACTGGATGGGTTGACGCCTCACTTTATTTACCATTAAATTTTGATTTAGTTTATCTTAAAACTTCTGATCGAAAAACAGTTATAGGTTGGTATTCAGGAACGACTTGGGATGGACTACGCATAGAAACAGAAGAAGAAATCAAAGTCAAATATTGGAAAAGGATGCTTGATGGCTGAACATAAAATTGCAAGTGAGTTATCTCAAAAGGCTTATTCGGATACAACGAAATATAAAGCAATGGAAGTAGCTCACGCCTTCACTGAAGGATTGATGGAGCAGTTAATGACATGCGTCCAAAATCATAAATCATACATGGATGATTGGGATCAGGATGAATTCTGTGTGGTCTATGTGGTCGCTGGTGATCCATTGATAAAGAATCTACGTAGAAGAAAATTTTATTGCTGGCCTTATCTTCCTTCTCCCCGTCCTAACCAGACTGTATTCCTATATAACAAAAGATCGGAAAGAATCATAAAACGTTTATGGACGCTTCCGGTCGATCAATCCATGGCAGAGCTATCCACTCCCGGTCTTATAGTCGATAAGCCCTACAAAGACATGCAAAGGTGGTCTGTATCGTTTTTCCGGGGTACATTCTGGTCTGATATCCGAAAAGAACATGATATAAAAATGCTTTCCCAAGAAGAGTGGGATGCTCTAAATAGGAATAAAATCGTTGAGCTTGGCTTGGAGGATGCTGATGCGGACCGCTCCCAGCCCTTTGATTTTAGTAAGATCCAAGTCGGTCAATTGGAAGATGCGGGAGAGGGAATTCTTTCGCAAAATGGTTAGAATGTCTTTAGGTAGACATAAAATCTCAATAGGAGCATCTAATTCACATTGACGAATAAATCTTTTATAATTATCAAGTTGTTTGAAAAGATTCTTTTGAATCTTATTCATTTCTTTTCGCATAATTTTTTCATTATCTTTAACCATAGGCTGCCATGACTGAAGAAGTTCAAACACCAAAAGTAGAAAATACAGAAACTCCAGTAGCTGTTCAAGAAAATACTCCTGCACCAGTTGAAGAACAGCCGGTGATTAAATCCGAATCTAACCAAGCAAATTGGCGTAAATTTAGAGAGGATAGAGAAAAAGAAAGACAAGGAAGAATTGAAGCTGAAAAGATAGCGGAACAAAAGAAAGCCGAAGCTGAGGCTCTAAAAGCTGCTATGGAATCTCTTTTAAATAAGTCTCAACCTCATGTTCAAGAGCCAAGTTTTCATGTTGAGAACAATGGCGATGATCTGATTGAGAAGAAAATTCAGATGGCTTTAGAGAAAGAAAGACAGAAATATCAAAACGAACAAATTCAAAGAGAACAACAGCAACTCCCTCAAAAACTAGAGCAAACCTATCGAGACTTCAATCAAGTGTGCTCAACAGAAAATCTTGATTATCTTGAATTCCATTATCCTGAAGTCGCTTCGGCATTTAAATATATGCCCGATGGATTTGAGAAATGGTCTTCTATCTATCAATCTGTAAAACGTTTCGTTCCTCAAGGTCATAAAGAAGATCAAAAGCGTATAGAACAGAACCTGATGAAACCTCAGACAACATCTCCTGCTTTGACAGACACAAAGCCTCAAGGTTCTCCTTGGGTATTGTCTGAAGATAGGAAGAAAGCTAATTGGGAAAGAATGCAGAAAGAAAGAAAATCCTTTTGATTTATTTATTTAATTTGTATTTTTGGTTTAGCCGCATATTGGGTTCGCTATCCAGGACTGATTAACGCCTCGTCAGCGTAGCAGAAACACGTTTCGCAAACGGAAACAACTGTTACCAAACGAGGTATTATCATGTCTGCCCCACTAGGCATCACAAATATTAACAACCTTGCGCCTGAAGTTCCAGTGCAAGCGTTGGAAGATTTTCTTTCCACACCAATGTTCAACCTCATTCACTCATTTGGGGTTGACCTTTACCATGCCGAGGCATATCTCGGTAAGACGACTCGTATGAGCCGTTTCGAGCGTCTTTCAACGGACGGCGGTCAACTTGATGGTTCTGGTATTGATCCAGCACCTGAAGTGCCTGTACGTTCTGATATCGATGCTAGAATGGAAATCTACGCAAAGTCTATCACTGTTAACGAACAGGTTATCCTTTGGGAGAATCCAAAAACTTACTCTAAATTCGTTGGTCTACTTGGTCAATGGATGCGTGAGAAAGAAGACCTTCTGATGAGAGACCTTTTCTCAAGCTCAGTTACTTATCTGAACGCTGTAGGCGGCGGTAACGGCGATTCGCCAAGCAACCCCTCCCGTGGTGACTTCAACAACATCGAAACAATTCTGCTTAACAACGATGCAAGAACAATGCTTGAATCAGTTGAAGCGATGGATAAATTCTCGACTAGCCCAACACGAGATGCCTTTATTTGCCTAGCTTCTTCAGCTATGACAAATGATCTTCAGAACATCCAAGGGGTAATCCTAAAGAACGCCTATCCTTCTCAAGAAGGTCTGCGTCCAGAAGAATACTGCTCAGTTTCAAGATTCCGTGTATTTATCAGCTCTAAAGCAGCTAAGAAGCCAGGTGCTTCTATGCTAGGAAGAACTGTCTACACAATGCCAATGTATGGTCTTGAAGCAGCAGCTAAGATCGAACAGAACCAATACACATCCGTTATCGGTTCTCGTCCTGCATGGGTTGTTTCAAGCGTTGGTCAGAACTCAGGGCTATATGCTCGTTTTGCTATTGCTAGAGCAATCACTAATCAGAACTGGATTTCTGGTCTGAACGCAACTACAACCCAACCAACTTAATGGAGGATTGAAATATGCCTTTTACTATTATCACACAAGGTAACTTTACCTCTACTGGTGTCGGGGTTAAGATTCCTATTCCTCAATCTTGCGATTACTTTGTTGCGACAAACGTAACGCAGATGGGTACAACACAGGCAACAGGTCGTTGTGTTCGTGGCGAATGGTATCGTAACGGTACTAATGCTAACGATCTGTCAAACCTCGGTCTGCGCTGGAAGAAAACAGACGCAACCAGTGCTATCAATATCGACAGTTTTGCTACATCAACTGCATCTGGCGGTTTCGTTTACGTGCCAACAGCACCAGTAACCGAAGCAGCTGTCACGGGTGGTACAGCAATCACAGCAGCAAGCCCTGCTGTTGTTACAATCACTAACACCTATTCTGAAGGGGATAGAGTTAGACTGTATGCAACAACTGGTATGCTTCAAATTGCTGGTATGGATTTTACAATCAGCTCCGTATCTGGTGCTGGTTTTACACTCCTCGGTCTTGATGCATCTGCTTTTGCTGCTCCAGCAACCGCAGTAACTGCTCGTCGTATCTCTGAATTCGACGCAGTTGAACCAAGATTCCTGTACATCACTGGAATTTCACAAGCCTCACAAGCTGTTGTGACTGTATCTACAGAACACAACTATGTTGTTGGTGAACTTGTGACATTCAACGTTCCAAGTTCATTTGGAATGAGTGAAATTACTGGTTTGACAGGTAAGATTGTTGCTGTTACTGCATACACTATGACAGTAAATATTGATTCTTCGAACTTCACAGCCTTTGCGTTCCCAGCATCTACCGGTGTTCCAACCGTTCAGCTGTTTGCAACTCTTGGGCCTGCTGGTCAAAGAACTCAATACAACCCGATCACTGGAATCCAGACAGGATATGACTTCAACTATCCTCCATTCCACACCGGGGAATTTACTCCTTATCTGTTCTTGAATGCAGGTGCTAATAGCCCAGCAGGATCGGCAGATGATGTGATTGTATGGCAAGCATACAAGTCGGAGACTGAGCTTATTAACTCAGGCAATCCGTAACAAATGAGAAGGGGGAGTAATCCCCCTTCTTTCATAGGTTTAAAATGACTATAGCTAACAACGCCAACGTCTATCTTCCCGGGGTTATACAGATTGCTTCGGCATTGCAGATTACTGCGATTACGAATGATATTGTGGCGGTGATTACAGCTGAAGTAGACGACGTCGTTGCATATAATTCCTATATTGCTGGTCAATTAATTGTTTTAACAATCCCTTTTGAATATGGAATGCAACAAGCAAATGGATTAACAGTAAAAATATTAGAAATTGATGACTTAAATTTTTCTGTTGATCTAAATACAGTTAATTTCGATCCTTTTGTTGTGCCTGGGAGTCCAACTCAGCAGGCGAGTTTTGCGCCAAGTGGAAGTCAGAACTTACAATTTAGCAATCTGACAAACCAGCTGCCATTTCAATCTCTAAACAACATAGGTAATTAATGAAAGTTCAAATTAAAGCGTGTACAGCATCAGGTGAAGAGCATGGGTTGATGGGTACACTTCCCAATTCCGTTCCATTCGATGATTTTAAAGGTATGTCTCCCGAAAATAAAGAAAAATGCCGTAAAGAACTAGCTCACAAGAAAAAGAATGTTAAAGCTCGCTACGTTAATTATCAGGGACAGAATGAAAGATTAGAAAAACCCTATTGTGCTGGAGCTGGGGAGCCAATCCAATTATGGAAATTCATTCCTAATCATGTCTATGAATTGCCTTTTGGATTAATCGAAGAGGTAAACTCTGCATATACTATGCAAAGATCTGAGCTCGTTAGCGTAGATGGTGCTGATATGAATAAAGATGGTTCAGCTACATCTAAAGATAAAGAAATAAGAATCCATGAATTTGTCCCTATAAATTTCTAGGTGAAATATGACCATCACTCAAGCCGATTCGACTTTGATTGCGATACGTAAGAAGGTACGACGTTTGACCAATTCACCCGGTCAATCGAGCTTGACTGATGCTGACCTCGATGAGCATATAAATACGTTTTACAATCAAGATTTTCCTTATGCCATCAAAGTAGATCAGATGAAAACGGTTTATTCGATCTATACAAAGCCTTATATAGATCGCTATCCTCTTGACGTAAATAATTTCCAAGGTGTTCGTGCACCTATGTACGTCGATGGCATCCAAGGGTCATTTTATAAAGATAGGACGCAATTCTTTAACCTATGGCCAAAGATTCCTACCTTATTTCAACAGGGAACAGAAACTCTTTCTGGAACGATAACCGGGATTGCACAGCCTACCAATCCTACACAGATAACAAGTGTTAATCATGGATTGACCACTGGGGCAGTGATATTCATTGAGAATGTCGGTGGTATGACTCAATTGAATGACACTTACTTCACTATAACTGTGATAGATGCCAACACCTTCTCATTGGATGGAATTGATAACACTGCTTTTGGTGCTTATACATCAGGTGGTACATGGACAGGTAATTCTCAGACATTTGATTTCTCTCTTCCCGGACCTTTCCTTGCCGAAGAAGTAACTATAGGTGGAATTGACCCTTTTGGGAATGCAATCCAAATTCGTGATAATGGATTCGGAAGATTATATTACATCACTTCAAATGCACAGACATTTACCCCGGCGTTAGATACCAATCCAGCAGTGCCGGGCATGTATAATGGAAACCTAGGTAATCCGGGTCTTCTACAACCCACCGACATTGGGTCGGTGGATTACGTAACTGGTGACTTTAACTTTGTCTTGCCTGCTGGAGTATCTTTAGGTTCTGGTGAAGTTTTCAATATCAGAGTATCACAGTATCAGCCGAGCAGGCCATATACTTTGCTTTTCTGGAATAATGAATTTATTGTACGTCCTGTACCTACACAGGTACATAAAATCACAGTAGAGATCTACCAAACTCCAGTCCAATTCATGGCTACAAGTAGTCATCCAATCATTGATCAATGGTGGCAGTATTTGTCCTATGGAACCGCTTGTGAAATACAAAGAGAACGTAACGATTTCGAAAGCGTTAACCAATTGATGGAGGGCATGAAACGTCAAGAAGCATTAGTTCTTGAAAGACAGGGTGTTGAAGAGATTGGGCAACCTAATTTTACGTTATTTAATTCCACATATCCTAACCCATATCTGAGTAATTTCTGGGGACAAGGTTGGTTCTGATGGTGGCATAAAATTTGTAATTCATGTATTTTCTTTCAAAAAGGAGAAAATACGTGAAAAAGTGTTTTAGATGTAGTTTGGAAAAAAATTTATCAGAATTTTGGAAAGGATGTTCCTATTGCATTCCATGCGACAAAGATTATCGAAAGGAATGGAGAGAAAAATATAAAAATGAATATGCAGAACGTCGAAAGATCCTATGGAAAAGAAGAAAAAGCAGGGAATGTAAAAAATGTGGTGAAACATTTGTAGGTAAAGGATTGATTCGAGAATTTTGTTCGACGAAATGTAAATTGTTAGGAACGATAAAAAAGTTAAAGATAAAAAAATGTTGGGAATGGCAAGGGGATTTACATCCTAATGGGTATGGATATACCACTCGTTATGAAGATAGAAAAAGAAAACACGTTCATAGAATAAGTTATGAGATGTTTAAGGGTGAAATTCCCCAAGGTTTATATGTTTGTCATAGCTGTGATAATAGGAAATGTATAAATCCTGATCATCTATGGGTGGGGACTGCTAAGGAAAATATGCAAGATGCAAAAAGAAAAGGCAGATTGAGAAACAAAAAATGACATACGATCCTCTTTACATAGCAGGTAATACAACAGGTCTAGTTCAGAATAGACAAAATTTTCTGATTCCGCCTGATGCCTATCCTACCCTTGAGAATATGTTTTTGTTCCGGGAGGGTCTCATTCGTAAATCAGGGTGTGATCTTCTCGGGCGTTTGCGTCGTGTTCTGACAGGGGAATCATTAGGAAATTTAGACCTAAGTGGAGACTTTTCTGGAAACTTGATTTCCATATTTGGACTAGAATCCAGTGCTGACTTTGAATTAGGTTCGATTGTTGTTTCCGATGGAGTAAACACTTTTACAGATAATGGTGATGGTACACTTACGGGAGTGCCTGCTGGATCTGGAACAATTAATTATTCTAATGGTGATATTACAATCACAGGTGGTGCAGGCGGAGCTGCATTAACGATTGATTTCAATTATTTCCCTAATATGCCTGTCATGGGTCTGAGAACAAGGGAACTGAATGATATTAATTCAGAACAACTTGTAGCGTTTAATCAAACATATGCTTTCATATTCAACGGTGGATGGCAGGAGTTTATTTCGGGAACAACATGGACAGGAAATGATTCAGATTTCTTCTGGTCTACTAATTACTGGGTGGGAGATGGAAATAGAAAGATTTTCTGGGTGACTAACTTCAGTGGAACGTCTGGTGATCCTATCCGTTATACCAATGGTAATGCATGGATAGATTTCGCCCCGACTCTCGATGGTTCAGGAAATCTACTTCAACAGTGCCTTGCCATGGTTCCTTTCCGTGGACGTATGGTGGTATTTAATACATTTGAGGGTGCTACTTTAGCTGGTTCAGTTCAATACCGTCAGCGTATTCGTTGGGCAGCCATCGGCAATCCATTCTCTGATGTTTCAGCCATTGTTACAACAGTGAATCCAAATGCCTGGAGAGATGATATTAGAGGTCAAGGTGGATTCCTTGATATACCCACCGCAGAAAACATTGTTTCTGTTGGTTTTGTCCGGGATAACCTTGTCATCTTCTGTGAATCTTCGACTTGGCAGCTTAGATATACAGGAAGATCTATCCAACCATTCCAGATTGAGAAGGTAAATACTGAACTTGGAGCTGAAAGCACTTTCTCGGCTGTCCAATTCGATACTTCACTTGTCGGTATTGGAGATAAAGGCGTAGTAGAATGCGATAGCTATAAGTCAGAAAGAATTGATATTAAGATTCCCGATCTTGTCTATCGTTTCAACAATAACGCCAATGGAGTGAAACGTGTACATGGAATTAGAGACTTCCAACAACGCATTGCGTATTGGACATATGTTACTCCTGACAGCAGTCTTACTTTCCCCAATAGACGTTTGCTTTATAACTATGAAAACGATTCATGGGCCATCTTTACTGATAGCTACACCACTTTCGGAAATTACCAACCAACCGAATCAAAAAGATGGGTAGATTTCCCTTCTCCTGAGCCCGACCATCAATGGCAAGCGCAAAACTATGCATGGCTAAGCAATCCTGCATTGATGCCGATGATCGTTGGTGGAAATCAGCAAGGATATGTCGAGTTCCTTGGACAGTACACATTCCTCTTTAGAACGACTAACGACGTTTCTTTGACCATAACCACCATCACAGGCAGAAACACGCTAGCAACGAGGATAACAAGCCCTAATCACAATCTTGAAGATGGGATGGTAATCGAGATCACAGGAATTCCAACTGGTACTGATTTTGACAATTTGAACGGTGGAATATTTGGCGTCATCAAGATCGATAACGATACCGTTGATCTCTATACTTATTCGACTACTACCAAGCAATTCGACGATCCTCAATTAGATAGCTCTGCTCTTGTTTATATTGGTGGTGGTCAGATTTCAATCCGTGATAATTTTAACATCGTTAGCAAGAAATTTAATTTTGCAAATGAGGGACAGAATATTCAATTTGGTTTCATGGATATCCTAATGAACCAGACAGATGGTGGGGCAATTACCATGAATGTCTATATGGATTACAATGAAACCAATCCTATCAACCAATTCCCTCAGAATGTCATTCAGAATACGACGAATCCTGACACTTTCTTTAATACTGTTATCCCTACGTTTTCAGAAAACGATGTGGATTCGATTAAGAATTTCCAACGTATTTACTGCAATTGCAGAGGGGCATTTATTACATTGCAATTGACTTTCTCCAATGCTCAAATGGCTGGAGATGAACAGGAAACAGATGTAAGAATTGATTCCCAAATTTTATGGCTAAGAAGAGCAGGCCGACAACTAAGTAGAGGTATTTAAATATGGTATATAATCCGAATATTCCTCTCCCCACAGACTTCTTGTCAGATTCTCAGGGAGATATCAAAGCTAATTTTAGTGCAGCTGATACAATCATGGGTATTGATCACTTCCAATTCTCTGATGGCACTTCAAATAAAGGTAAGCATAAGTGGGAGCATATCGTAGAAGTAGCGAACTATGCTGCTATTACGCCTGCTCCAGCAGCTAGTGAAGATGTCGTATATGCTAAGTCTGCTACTTCTGAACTGGCTGGAACTGAGACAAATTTGTTTATGAGTCCAGATGCTTCAGGAAATGAATATCAATTAACTCGAACGGTAACAGGGAAATTTTCTTCTTTTGGGACAACTTCTTCTAACAAAGGATGGACATTCCTCCCCGGTGGATTACTTATGCAATATGGATTTGTGAATGGTGCTTTAACAGGCGGAACAACAGGAACAGTTACATATCCAGTAGAATTTACAACTGAGGTTTTTTCTCTTCAAACAACTTTAGCTTATACCACAACATCACCAAGCTCAACAGGTGGGGTAGGGAATGTAACATTTGATACTACTGCCTTAGCTACGACAGGATTTGGATATAAAGTAATTACGAATTCTGGTGCTTATACAAGATTTTATTGGGTTGCAATAGGTAAATAATGTCTTTATCTTCACAGGTATTCGAAAGCTTTGTCCCTGTCTATGATACAGTTCCCGAAGGATGGGATGAGGCTCGCCCTTTTCTTGTGGAGCAATTAAAGTCTATTTCAAATGCAACTAATATCCGTCAAATTGGATGGTATTTGGACGAAGAGCTTGTAAGTGGTAAGCAATTCATTCCTTCCCAGACGACAACACTTTCTGGAATGAACGAACAATATCGCACGATATTCAGAAAAGTTATTGATTGTTCGCCATTGATTGCGGGAGTGAACCCGCCGATAGCCCATGGAATAACTTTTGACTCAAATTTTACCTTGATTCATCTTTATGTTTCGGGGACAAATTCTGTAACCTTGATGGCGAGAACGATCACGGGCAACGATGTTGTTATGGATGCAACAAATATAAATATTACTTCTCCGGCGGCATTTGATAGAGCTTTTGCCATCGTTGAATACATTCTTGAATTGTAAAGAGGGGGATTATCATGGCTTTTTGGGATACAGTCGCAGGATTAGCAGGGGGAGGAATTTTCTCGAAGAATGCTAGGAAAGCAGCCGGAAATTTCCTTTTAGGATCGCCTGAAAAGAGAGAAAACGTTTCCTTGCTTAGAGAAGAGCAAGAACCTTTATTTAATCAATTGATGGGCGCAGGAATGGGTAGAGGTGCAGGAGGTGCTTTTGGTGAATCTGCCGATTTCTATAGGGATATATTGGCAAACGATCCTCAAATGCTTCAAGAATTATTTGCCCCAGAATTTAGAAGATTTAACCAAGATATCATCCCCGGTCTCGCAGAACAATTTGCAGGTATGGGTTCAGGTGCGTTATCTAGTTCTGGATTCCGTAATTCAGCAACTCAAGCTGGAACTGATCTAGCAGAAAGATTAGCTCAAATGAGAATGAATCTTCGTCAAAATGCTGCATCAGGTTTAACTGGAATTGGTCAAGCAGGCCTTGGAAACTTTTCACAGAATATGGTTACAGAACCGGGATCACCTGGATTTCTTCGATCAGTGGCACCATCTGTTGGATCGGCAGTAGGATCATACTTCGGGGGTAAATTTGGAGGAAATGCAGTCGGACAAAACACAAGTCCTTATGGTCAATAACTAGAGGTTTCAGATGGCACAAATTATAAAACAGCCCAATCTTTTATCTTCTCTTGGAACTGGTTTTGGTCAGGGATTGGCAGAGCAATTGCCTAAAGAAATTGATCGAGCAAGATTATCCCAAGGATTAAGAGACATTGGTAATATGCAAAATGCTAATCCATTCCAGCAGTTTGCAGCTTTAGCTGGTGTTCCTGGAATTACTCCTCAAATGCTTGCTAGTGGATCGGATTTGCTCAGGCAACAAGCTCAGATTGATTCAATGCGTAAGCAAGGGGATATTCAGAATCAACCTAGGACAGTATTTCCGGGAGTTGGAGGAGGGCAAGGAGAACAACCATCCAGTAACGTGCCTTCTCTTACTAAATCCGATGTCTTTGAAAGAACACAAGAAGGTTTTATTCCTCTTTCGCAGCAAGAAAAAACAGCAAGAGCAAGCCAGATTTTCAATGAGAATCCTGGATTCTTTAGAAATGATCCTCAAATGGCTATGCAATATGTCGATCAAGAGGAGAATCAAAGAGAGAAGCAAGCTCAAGCATTTCAAACCAAACATCAGAATCTTTCGAATCTTCAAGATAATGTTGTTAATAGGCTAAATAATCAATCAGAACGCTTAGGCACGCAAATTCCCGCTGACCTATATAGTTCCATTGAAGATAAGGCGATACAGGCTACAAAGCCTAAAAGTGAAGGCGGAAGAGGTCTTACAGAACAACAGGCTATGAAAGAATATGGCAAAGAAATGGATGATGCCTCTAGAGGCTTTGCTAATCTTTCAACAGTTGGAAATTGGGGAATTGCTGCACGACCTGCAAAAGCGACATTGGACCAAATTAGTCGTATTCAGAACCAAATGGAAAAGATCGACCAAACTGATAACATGGCTTTGAAATTAATTTCAGATTCCAAGTTATCTCCAGGTTTTGCGTATGCTTTATCTCAACCTGTGAATAAAGTTCCAGAACTCAATACTTTTCTTAAGAAACTTCCGACTCTCGAATCTAAAGAAGGTCTCGTAGAAACAGTGGGTGATCCCAGAGCATTTGAAAAGACTTTAGAGATTGCTGACCAAGTTGGAGAATATGTGAAAAATCATCCTAATGCTAGCCCGCAGGCTATTTCTTATGAATTAGAGAGAAAAGGATATGATGGACAAGCCATTCTCAATCATCTTTCAGAGAATTCAAAGAGATTCAATCTTCGTCAAAGACAGCTAGATCAATTAAATTATCCAAAACAAGTAGGAACATTTAATGACTGGTGGCTTCAATCATTTTCAGGAATACGCTAGGAGTATATATGCAGCCTTATCAACAAGCTAGTCAAGAGATTCAAAGACAAGGTGAGATGCCTATAAGAGCAGCAAAAGCTGGTGCTGGATTAGCTTTAGGATTTGCAGGATCTCAAATTTTCCAAAGAGTAGCTCCTTTTTTGAGTCAATATATACCGCAAAATATAGCTAGAAAAGGAATTGAGAAAATTGATCCTCGTTTCGGTGAATTCTTTGATTTAGCTGAAAAACATGGTCAAACATTTGAAGCAGCAAAACAATTTATTGCTGACAAAGCATCAGAGGCGATGGGAGAACAAGAAACAAAGGATGATCGTAATGTAATACAGAAATATTCTCCTGAAATATTCCAGACACTTGAATGGCTTATAAAACAAGGTTTCAGTCCAGCACAAGCAGCTATTGATATGAGATCGCATGAAGATAATAAAGTTAAGAATCTGATTTCTCAAATGGAAAAAGATTATAAACAGGATTGGCCTAGCATTGTCGAGTCTGTTTTTGGTCAAGCAGGCGTACAAAAACCTGCTCAGCAGCAGCAAAAAGGTGGAATGTCCGATCAGGATCTTATAGCTAAACTACAACAAGCTCTGAGCCTATAATGGAAGAAAGGATTGAACAGCTTAAGAATGTCTTAAGAGAGATCATGCAAATGGTTGCTGATCGTGGAGAGCCTTTATCTCCTGAAATTAAGCAACTACTTGGCCAAGTAATCGAACATATTACGAATCGGATATTAGAGATCAGACAGCAAGAAATAGGACAGCAAGAGGGAAACGTAGAACCACCTCCTCAAGCTCCTCTAAAGATGCAAAGAGGGATGCCATCAGCACAAGTTCATTCTTTCGATTATGACCCAGAAAATCAAGATCTCTATGTAAGATTTCAAGATAGATTTCCTGCTCAAAATGGACCTGTATATAAATATGCAGGAGTTCCTGAGGATGTATTCTCCATATTTAGAAGAGGAGCAGTGCCACCTAGAACAACTGGTAGTAATAAATGGCACGCATGGAAAAAGGGAGTGATGCCAAGCTTAGGAGCGGCACTTAACGCCCTTATTAAGGGTGGAGGGTATGATTATCAGAGAGTGACTTAAGTAACAAGAGTCACTTTTACTTTCTTGTTCTGTTCTTCGATATATTTTCTTACGATTTCATTTGTCTTATCAGTCATGGAAACATTTTCAATTGCACATAAGACTTTGTATTTTCTGAATTGCTCTTCTTTCAGTCTAATGCGGATGAATCTATCTGTCATATGGATATCCGTGTTATTTATTCTCCAATTCGAACTGAATATCATATCATTTTTTATTTGCACAACATAGATTTTAGACATCTTAACAATGAGGTCTAAAATGGCATCTCCTTTTGGTTCATACCCCTTTGACGCTGCTGGCGTTGACAACTTCGCTCATCCTTTATTCATTATGTGGAATCGTGCTCCTACTACAAATGATGTTTATCCTGCTGGTACACAGATTCAGGATAATAGTGTATCTCCTCCACATATCTA